CTAACTTGGTTGTCCTGCGGCAGGCAGTAATCCTGCCAAAACAACCCAATCCATCCTACAATTCAAGTGCAACAGAGAACGACATGTCCGACCCTACCCGCGCGATTTCGATTCCGATGACTCTGGCTGAGGCCATGGCCCGCCAGCAGAAGACTGAAAAGACACGCCAGCAGGTTGGTCAGGATTTCAAGGCTCCCCCGGTCCCGGGCAGCAAGACGAAGTCGAACCTGACTGCCATGGTGCTAGCGACCAACTCCCGCATCAACATCGTCGTCGACCTTCATGGGAAGCCGATGATCTTGGTGCCTGGTCTGCTGTCCAAGAAGTATGATGAGTTGAACCGTCTGCCGAAGCACGCGTTCACGCAGAACAGCTCGACAACAGTGTCGGCACAGCCGACCCGCTTCTACGCGTTTGTTGTTGACAACTACGTGAACACGGAGTTCCACCACGCTCTCATGCGTGCAAACCATGAGTACGCGTTCGGCGGCGGTACCACCCTCGCCCAAGCTGTTCGTGTTGCCACGAAGCTTGGTCCCAAGTACCCAGTCACGGGCCTCGACAAGATGATGAAACTGTGGAAGGCGTCGCGCGACCTTGGTGAACCGATCACCCCACTCACGTGGGATGCTTTCGTGAACACCGCCGTCTGGAAGAACTCCGGCGCGAGCGATGGCTTGCCGTACTCAGCTTCTCATGCTGAGGTGGGGCTGCTGTCGTTCAAGATCGCAAGCGACATCCGCAAAACCATCGTCAAGGACCTCGACGACAAGTCGCTGAAGAACGGGATTGCCGAGAAAGCCTCGCGTTACCAAAAGCTGATGGCTAACAACGCGGAGCTGTTCGTCGTTAAGATGAACAACAAGCAGGGGGCGTACGAACGATCGGTGTACGACGGCAAGCTGACCATCGTGAGCGGTAAACCCGTTTTCGACAAGAAGCTGAAGACGCGCTCGATTTTCGTATTCCCAGGCTGGATGCACTTCTTCGTCCAGCCGCTCAACGACGCCATTTATCAGGCCCTTCCGAAGTGGCACGACGGCTCCGACAGCCCCATCGCCCTGGGGATGTCGTGGACGCATGGCGGCGCTGAGAAGTTCGTCTCGCGGATCTTTGCGCTCCGCGATGGTGAAACGTGTGCTTTCACGTATGGGGATGACAACCTGTACGTAACCCGTCACGGTGACGAGTTTGAGGCTTACTCACCCGACATCGAAGCGATGGATCTGTCACAGACAAAGAAGGTCGGTGTCGCACTTCTCCAGTACGCCCTCCGCAAGGCCAAGGCTCCGCGGGAGGTGATCCACTTCTGGATGAAGTACTACATTCCGTTCCTGTACACCGCACCGGTTCTGTTTGGCAGCCACCTGTTCTCCATCAAGGACGGGCTGCGCAGTGGCGCGTACCCGACGTCGATTGTGTCGACGTTGATCACCGCCATGGTCGCAGACACTTTCATCAGCGGTACATCCCGCGACAAGACCCCGGCACGTGAGCGTGTCCCGCTGCTGCTGGCCAGCGTTGGCTTGAAGGTCAAGGAGACCGACAACGTCCACCGCTTCCGCCGCGACGCAACAGAGCTGCCTTTCACGTTTCTCGGCGTGGGACTGTTCAAGCGCGAACTCGGAAAGTACTCCGGGTGGATCGCTGGACGCCGCCGAGACGACGTGTTTCGCAGCCTGGCAGCACCAAACATCAAGCCAGCGCACAAGAGCGACATCGGCATCGAGGCCGGTCGTATCGCGCAGCTGATGTTTTACTCGCTTCACGACCCCGAGGTGGTCGGTGTCCTTTCCGACTACTTGCGGCATCTGAACGCCACTGCGGCGACGATCCCGGAAGTCGACATGTTTGCAGAGTTCCCTCTGCGCATGCCGCCAGTTCCGTCCGTCGAGTACCTGGCTCGCCTGCACTTCGAAAGTGTCGAGGAGTTCATCCCGGCAACCGTCGAAGCCGACAAGCAGGAAACACCAGCAGGCACTGACAGTGCCGCGGCATTCGGTGCTGCGTTTAGCAACTGGGCCGATGAGGAATCAGAGGTAGACTACCAGGAGCGGATCGCGGTGCGCACCGAATTGCCCGCCATCGAGCAAGAGCGCGCTGGCGGACTCGGCACCGGTGCCTACGCCGAAGGCAAGGTCATCGGAGCCGTGTCGCAGTCCAAGATCGTGTCGAAGAAGCGTGCCGAAAAGAAGCGCAAGGACCCGCGCACTCGCGCCAACCCAACTGGCGACGAGAAGATGCAGCTGATCGAGGAGATCGCTCGCATGACGATGGCGCAGCCAGCCAAGGGCAAGGGGAAGGCTGCGCAGCAAGCTGTTGCTAAGTCCGCTTGGGACAGCTCATCGGATGACGAGCCAGCTCACGCTGGTTCGTCGTCGTCAGACACAGAGAGCGAGTTCTACGATGCCACCTCAGGCATCTAGAGTCTTGTTTCCCCCTTCTGTGCAAACTGTGCCTAGTGCCCCCACCACAGGGCAGGTCGCTGCGGCCGCACGCAGTTTTACAACCTACCTTTCTCATTTCCTTTGACCAGCAACATGCCGAAGACGAAGAAAATTGCCAAGAACTCCCGTGGTAAGGCCACCAAGGGGCGCCATGCGCTTGGTGGCCATCAGTCGATGGACGAGAACTACAGCAAGCTGTCAGACAAGTTCCCGCAAGGCGGGGCACCTGCACAGCAAGCTGGCTCGGCCATTCGCCAGATCCTTGATCCGTGCCGTTCACCTCTGGTGTCGCTGCCGGACGGGTGGGGTGGACGCGTCGAGATGGTAAAGTCGGTGCACGAGCGGGATGTTACGCCCGCCGACAGCAACGGCCCGCGCCACCTCATCGTGAACCCTCACCCGACCGACGCCATCCAGTACAGCGGCACAACCACGTTTGCGACCTATGTGAACGTGGATGATCCGCTTCTGGCCAACATGACTGCAGACTACAAGTTCATTCGGCCTGTGGCGATGTGCGTCAAGGTCTACAAGGTCTCGGCCGCGACGACCGATTCGGGTTACATCTACGGATGCAACGCGCCCGAGTCAGACGACCGGTACAAGACGTGGGCCAACGTTGGCGAGGTAGAAAACTTTCTGAAGCAGAACGGCGCCATGCAGCTCCCGGGCAGCGATGGTTTCGAGATTGCGTGGTCCCCTGAATCGCAGTCCGACTTCTCGCCGCTCAAGCCGAGCGAGGTCGGTGACAATACCGACCTCGACGAGGCTGGTCGCCACCTGTTCCACCGCCCCAGCATCAACCTTTTGTTCCAGGACATGTCCGCTGACACCAAGTACCACATGACCGTGACAACCGTGTACGAGTGCTTCCTGCTCGACTCGCGCCAGTACCGCGGCGCCCCGTCGGCTGATCAGAGCACGCAAGCCATGGACACGCTCATGTCTGTTGTCAAGACTGTCAAGAAGGTCAGTGTTGGCGAGTCGATTGACTCGGTCGGG